GTACACCAATATCAAACTCAATAACTTGTGAATTACTTGTTTCATCAAAACATCTAAATACTTTATGTGGTTCTGGATTGTAAGCGTTTTTACCACTGACTTTCAAAATAGTTCTTTGTAAACTTCTTGTTTGAAATGGTATCCATAATCTGTTAATTGCTTTAGTTGGTTCGACCCAGTACGGTAACTTGTCTCCTACTTTCATCTGAGACACCTTTTATATATGTTTTGACAATCTACAAAAAAAAACATTAAAGTAAAAAGAAAATGTTAAAAAAGTTAGTGAGTTAATAAAGGATTCTCAGTCATGTATTTGTGTTGTAGACGAAGTCTGTTACATCAATTGATATTAGTTGTTTTCTTGGTACATCAGTTGGATTTGTCACTTCCACAATCAGTTTTTCATCAGATTTATGTGTAATGTCTATGTCAAATGGCTTATCTACATCCATACCTTCATAGACTAAGATGTAGTCGTGTTTGACGTCTTCAAAGTGTAGTTCTAAAGTCCATGTTAGTTCATTGAGTATTCTACTTACATCAAATGATGTAGATTTTTTTGCCATGTAATATACCAACATACTGAAGAAATCTGTATTACTTAATATGTCAGTACAGCTAGTTTGTAATATGTTGTTCTTTAGGCCAATTGTCTGGTACTTGAATTTGGTTTTATCTATGACAACTCTGTATTTGAATTCTGTTCCTGGTATATCTAAGTGACATCTTGCTATATCTTCTGGTCTTAGTCCAACATCAACCATAACGTAGTCTCGTAACTTTTTAGATGTTTTATCTACAAATAAAGAATTGTAACATGGACCTGCCGATAAGTTAAGTATGTTACCTGGTCTTGGTCCTAATCTGATTTTACCTTCGAATATAAGTGGTTCCTCTGAATGGAATTTTTCTTTTGCTTCTAATGAAGTATAGTTACAACATTTTTTTACCCATTTTTGTTCATCGAAAGTTCCATCTAGTCCGTCGTAGAATGTCAATATACTTTCTGGGTTTGGTTTACAAAACTCGTCTTTGGTTACGGTGAGACACTCTGTATCGTTACCATCTACTGTTACAGGGACTCTTAGACAGTATTTTTCTCCTGTATTCTCGATAAAGTAGTTTACTGGTTCCATCAAATCACCTCCTACTTATTTTGTTTTTTTTTTTGTTTTTGTTCTATTATTTAACACATCATCGAAAACTATTATTGACTTGTCAATTACTGTCATTAATCACTTCTGCTTTCAGTTTCTACTAATTTAACTTCAAGATTTTGGTTTTCGAATTGTTTTGGCAATGGTACCCATATTTGTGTATATTTGCGATTATAATATGGACTAATATCATAAAGGATTACGTCTAATGTAAGGGTTTCGACATCAAACAAATATTTTTCGATTTCGAAGTCATTACTAGCATCTCTAACATAAACATATTCTATTAGGTTACTGTCAATGTAGTCTTTATGAGTACTTATACTGTATGATTTATCGATATCTAGGTCAAAGACGTCATATTCTTTGCTATCAACAACAATATTGTCAAAACAAATAACATCTTGGAGTACACAATTGTATGCACCCCACGTTAATTTACATCTGAAGTTTTTAGTTTTAAATACTTTTGATACGTTGTCGTTTAAGGCCATAGCATAATGTTCTTCAATACTTAATACCGGTTTCATTGGAATGTAATCTCTGATCACTGCTTCTGCAGTTGTTTCATGCTTGAATTTACGTTTGGTTTGATAATAACAATTATGTCTTTCCCATTTTGATAAGCCATTTGAAAAATCATCGAAAAACAAGAATGTCTTATGTGGATTTGGTTTCTTATTACCTAAACCAATTTCAATTAACAGCCTATAGTAGTTTGCTGGTACTTTAATCCATAGTCGTGTAAGGTATTTGTCCTGTTCTTGGTAATAGGGGAGAGATTTCATTGTCAATCACCTTTTGTAATAGTTTTATTTTACGTTCTAGTTGTTTTTTGTCATAAGACATAATATTTGATATGGGACAATAGTTTAACAGATGTGTATATGGATCTTCATGTCGTTCATTAATTTTGATAACCTCTTTACAGTAGATCTCAATGTATTTCAAATACAATTCATGTGCTTTCATAAACAAGTCGGCTAGTTCATCGGTTAATATTTCTTTGTAGATTTGTTCTGTTACTTCTTTAGGTTCTTTGCCTTCTTTTACGAAATATTTAGTTGTGATACGATGTAATTCAGCACCATATTTACAGTCACAGAAGAAAGTACCATCAAAACTTAGTTCATAGTAGACGGCAAAAAACGAATACATGTTCATAAATCGTGCCTTTCGTCGTATTATACGGTCTATCGATTCTTTTACAATTTCTTCTGGTTTATATTCTGTTTTCATAGTCAATCACCTCATTTGTCATTTGTCATTACGTACCCTTACAAATACTGGAAAACGCAGTTTACCGTCTTTAGTCCAACCTTGATACTTGATTTCAACATATTTACCAACTATTTCATTGGGGTTATTCCAATTATTGTCCTTTTGAATTGAATAGGGTGTATTTGGGTTCTTGAGTATGAATCCTTCAAAACCATTAGATAACGCTTCATCTAACTGTTTTTGGATTATTTCAATAGAGGCGTTTTTGTTTACATTATAGTCAACCCTTACAATTGCTTCTGATTTCTTTTCTGATAACTTAGGCCAATTACTAAAGTAGTCATTTAGTATTTCTTTTCTTTCAGATAGTGATTTTTCAGTGAGAATATTTGATCCGAATGAAAATATGTCAAAGATGTTAAACACAACCTCATTGAAGTCAAAAGCACCCCTACCACGTTTCCTCCTTAATGTAGTCATTAGATCTTGAAAATTACACCATTGTCTATCAGTAAGTTCACCATCAAGGACAACCACACCATATTGTCTCACTAAGTCTCTAGTTTCTTTGTACAGTACCTTTTCCAGATACGTGAAGTTTGTAAGGCGTTTTCCTTTACGTGTAAACAATCTGACGTCACTTTCAGAACAAACCGCCAAACACCTTATACCATCTAACTTGTAATTGACGTAATGTTCTGGAAACAATTGTAAGAAGCGTTCTAATTGACTTTGTGGTTGAGCTAACATTACATCAAATCTTGGAATCAAGTTGTCAAAAACGTCATTGATAATGTTAATGTTAATGCCGATACCAAGGTCTTTTTGTATGATTTTCTGTAGCCAATAACGGATTTCTGGATCATTACCCATTAGTAGTGACAACCGTATTCTGTCTTCTTTTGTCGATGAACCTTTCTTAGCCAACATTTTGAGGTAACTGAAAAAGCGTTGTAAATCGAGTTTAGCACGCCTTAGCAACCTTTCGTCTTCTGGTATTTGCTTTACGTTAAACTGTAAATACGGATTGTAGCAATAGTATAAGCATTGGCGTAAAAGTTTACAATCATGTTGTCTTAGTAGTTCTTTTTTCTGTTTTAGTTTAGTCGTTTGTCTGATTCGTTTGAAGCATTCAGTGACATGTCTAATGTCTGTACACATAAAATCACCCTCATAAACCACTCACCTTATACAATTGTTTGCATGCTTTAAAATTCAATATAAATTGTTTTAGTTTACTTGGTAATTGAACGTTATCATGATCTGGATAATTGTGGTTAAATACAACATAGTATGTGTCTAGAAGTCCAAAATGTCTAAGGATATCTAAACGTAGCTTATCGTTACAAGTAACAAATTCTTTGATATTTGAGTTATCAAGATTAACTATACTACGACAATACCAATCATAGAAGTCAAGTATCTCATTTTTGAAGTTAATAGCAAATTGTACCTTATTTTTGTTGTAAATCCAATGACATACATAATCGTTGATTATTTGGATATTGTCGTCCTTATTCTTGTAAGTCATAAACATAAAGGTCAAATGATAGACATCTTTTTGAAGTTTTACATATTCGTTACTAGAATCGGTTAATGGCATATTAATTGAAAAACCAAATACATTTTTGTCTTTAAACTTACCTTTTTTGTAAAGGTCTTTTGCTCTTTGTACA